TCAACTACAACAACGTGTAGTTCATCGTTCTTGGAACTTCTCTCTAAGGAATACTGGGAGGTTCCTGGTTTTGGAGCAATGCTCTTCCAGTATACTGTTGTGTTATCTAGTCCGAGAGTTTGTTGATCATACCAATCAACAACTGGGTTTCTAGTTGTATCTGCATATAGTCCTTCACCGTATCCAAGAGTTCCATCTAAGGCACTTCTTGTATAAGTTACAACGAAAGTAGTTGAAGCATATGATACTGGAGCAGCTGTCTCTACAGTAATTGAGTTCGTGGAAACACCAGTTACTCTAGTAGAGAATTCGCTATTAAGAGTTTGGATTAAATCTCCAACTGCAACATCACCGATACTTCCAACGAGTCTTTGTGTAATATCAATTACGGTATTACCAATTCCGATTGTACCACCATCAGAGAATCTTAGTTTTTCGAGGGAGTTTGCAACTCCAACGTTATTGAATACCTGATAGTATGCACCTTGACCAACGCCATCACTTGCAGATAGAATTCTGTTTAGTGTGTTATCGGAATATTCTACGGCGATTGTTGTACCTGTAGTTGCATCAGTTCTACTTACAACCTTTACATCAATGCTTCCTTGATTGACTTCTGTAATGATACCTTTTACATATCCATTGAAGTTTTCTACTGTTCCCTGTGGAGTTACATATGAAGTCTGTAGACCACAAGTAATTGCATAACCAACGGCTAGACCAAAAGTACCGATTGAGATTCTTTGATCTGCTTTGTTATCAATAACACAAACTTTTAGATTATTTGACCAACTTCCAGCTTCTCTTGAGGAAAAATACCAGTCTGTTGCAGACTGATAGTTATTGAGGAAATCCTCATCAGAAGTAATCTTTAGAGGAACTGGTGAACTTACTGCTGCATGAGCATTAACAAGTCCAGCGTCATCTGTTCTGATTACTCTTAGGGTTCCACCGTAAGAAAGATAGGAAGAAGCCGTCAACCAATACTCATATTGAGCATCGTTGTTTGAAGGTTTTCCGAATTTTTTAATTAGATCTTGCTCAGTTTCAACCAAAACGGGAACGTTAACTGGTCCTCTTGCAAAAGGTCCTGCTATTGCACCTACTTGGTCGTTTACTGCATCAATTCTGCCTACAGTAAGATCAACTTCCCTGATCTTCACTCCTGGCGATACTAGGTTTAGCGACATGTCTTTCCCTCTAAAGAAGTTTTCAACTTGACTACAAATATTTAGTATTTGCTAACTTTATATTGGGGAAACTGCCAATGAACAATCTACCAGTCAGGATATTCCCATCTATCAAAAATTTTATTAGTCATTCTACTAACAGTTATTCTTTTTATAGTACAAACTTTACATTCGTATGAATATGCAGATGGTATAGTCCCTCTATCCTTTCTTGTTAAGTAAAAACCATCTATAAGATCTTTTATTTCACCACAAGATCTACATTTTCTTTCTGTTAAAAACAGATGTTCTAATTCAAAAGAATCTTCTATATCCATTATCGGTAATCCCACATATACTGCATATCACCATATTCATCTACATGCCACCTATCACCTTCTTCATCAACAAAACTACCAGTTGAATCTAAACCATCGGATATAAATCCAAAAGGTGCCATGTCTTGTTCAATTTGATTTTTCTGTTCTTCATAAATTCTCTTACGAACATCATTGTCCGTCATTTCTTTGAAGTATGGTTGCATCACCAACCATGAGAAAATAACTAGACACATTGCAAGGTCATCATTACATCCATCTTCCGCTTCAAATGAATTTGATTTTTGAATAAATGTAGTGAGTTCACTAATAATCTCATAATCTTTGATTATTAATTTATCATCTTCAAGTAGTGTCTTTAGGTTCATGCAACCAACTTTCTTGACAGTCTTGGACATCTTTACGCCCATCTGTGATTTTTTACCAGAAAATCCTTGACCTACTATTTGACCAGCACGTCCTCTCATAGAACACATAAGAACATTGTCATACTCCAAATCCATATGGAGAATCTGACCGACTTGTTCTCCAATATCATTGACTTCAACTAATACGTATGCTTTGTTATATGCATTTGCAAGATCTTTAATAATACTCGGGAAGAGCATCGGTTTTATTTGATTATTTCTATACTTTGCAACCAAACGATATGGGAATGTTGTTGTATCTACTACCGTAAATGCGGAATAATCTTTTTCAACTCCACGAGCAACGTCTACAGTAAGTACGTAGTTATGGTCATTCTGTGGTTCTTCATAAACATCCAAACCAGCGTTACGTTTGATTGGATCTTCGTATACCATCGAACGTAATTTTGGAGCAGATATAAGTGTATCAACTGATCCTAAGAATTCGCACTCAAACTCAACCTTGAACTGTTGTTCGGATGTGTTTGCAATAGTCTGTTGTTTCCATTTTTCGTCTCTACCAGGAACTTCAGACCAGTGAACATCAGTTGGAATATATTCGTTCTTTCCTCTCTCCGCATCATGCCACATGCGGTAGAAATGATTCATACCCTTTGGGGTAGAAACAATCAAGACCTTCGTGCTTTTACCTGACGAAATAGTAGGATATACAGAGGCAAAGAAGTCATCAGCAATGTGGTTCGGGATGAATGCGAACTCGTCCAGAAAGATGACATTGTACGATCCGCCACGGACAGCAGATGCAGAAGTAGACGCGGCGATAATCTTTGAACCATTTTCTAATTCTAGAGAACGTTTATTCCATGATACAATACCTTGTTGCATCCACTTTGGCAGTTTCTCGTATGCAAATTGTAATCTACTGAGAAGATCCTGTGCAGTTGATGCTTTGTTCGCTAGAATAGCTATATTAACATTGTCGTTAAACACCGCATAATGTAACAAATATGAAACACAAGTAGTGGATTTACCTGTCTGACGAGGCATCCTACAGATATTGAATCTATTTTCGTGGAAATTGTTAATTAACTTCTCTTGGAATGGGTACATGTCAAAAGACACTTCACCATAATCAAGAGATACGATTTTGATATAGTTACGTGCAAAATACACAGGATTCTGTTTGCACTTGATAAACTCAAGTACCTGTTCCTGCGTGAATTCTACGGCTACATTAGCCTTCTTAAGATTGGGATTACCAAGATATACCTGTTCACTCATAAAATCACATTCTTGCTAAATCTGCAACTACCTCTTGTTGTTTGAGATATAATTTTAAATAGGCCTTTGCAAAATTAATTGCTTGATCTCTATCCATCTTATCTATGTCCCTTGCCTGTTGTTCATAGACTAACATTTTATTAATATCAGAGAGTTCAATATCAGAAGGGTTCATTTGGATTACCTTTGAATAACTACGATTGGTTGTGATGGGTCAGATGGACTTGGATAGTAATGAGTTAAGACTCCACCTGGATAAAACTTTTGAATTTCTGCATTTACTTCTTCTCTTGATGGTCTCTTAGGTCCGGAGAAGAAGAGTTGTAGACGATAAGTTTTACCTCTCCACATCAACATTATACTGAAAACATTACCAGTTGATTGTAACCTTTGATAATCTTCCGTTTTCAATTGTCCAGGGTAGATCACTTGATCTGCAAGTGGAAGTGAAATTCCCCCACCAAGTCTCTTCAATGCAGCTTGAGCTGCATCTTTCTCTCCTCCAGTTGCACCTTTAGATAGGTTACGAATTTTACCCATCTTCTGTGCCTTTTTGTGTCCTCCACCAATCTCAAAACTTGGACCTTCTGAAAGACCTTTCATGGGTTCTGGTTTTACGATATCAATAGTCTCATACTCGGTTGCTTTGAAGTCATCTCTCCAATTGGAGAACTCATAACCTTCTTTCTGAGTCTTGTTACCCCAGTTCTTTGCACCAACTTTACGGCACTTAACTAATGCACCAGAAGCATATGCAGAAGGCCAAACCTTATAACGAGATTTTACCTTTGAGTAACATGCGTCTTTCTCTTCAGTCGCAACCATCTTAGCCTTACCCTCTCTGTCGGGATTTGGATCTTCCTGATTCTTACGACGGAATGCTTTTTCCTCTTCCTTATCGGAGAGGTCTGCCTTCATTTTGCTGGAACCACACTTTGGTTTTGTGGTTTGTCCTGGTTGTTTTGCACAGGGTTTTCCTGCGTATTTACCACCCAGTTGAACCCAACCAGGGGTGCCATCAGAAGCGCGACTCTTAGTAAACCAGTCACGCAAAGAACTATCACCACTCTTGTTCCCCTCTTGGACTTCATATGATTCATCATAAACTTTCTTTCCATCTTTAATGTAACCGGATCCTTTTTTATCGTAGAAACGAATGCCTTTAGTGAGTCTTTCTGCCGTTAGTTCCTCTTTTCTCTTTTTTGCTGTTTGTCTTTTCTCCCCTTCTTTTTCGGATCTTTCTTTATCAAGTTCTCTTTGATCTTCTGTACTAGAAATATCTCTGTACTTTCTACCAGTAACGGAAGAGGTAGAAATCATCTCTTCAATTTTTTTCTTACGACCTTGACAATGAGCTCTCTGAGAAAATCCTTTTGGATTATCGCAATCAATTGACTTCTTATATTTGTCAGACCACTCTTCTTTTACTTTCTCTACTTTCTTTAGTTTGGAGTAGTAGTTTGGAAGTTCGTCAAGATGTTGGAGTGCAATCTCTTTTGCTACTTGACTATCGGTAGTATGTTCTTTCTCTACCTTCATTCCCATTTCAAGTTGTTTTTCAATGTCCTCTTCGGACACCTTATGCTTTTTTGCGATTTCTTCTACCGACTTATAT